CAGCAAGTGAAACAACTTATGGTGGTATAGATTTAGATGGTAATTCGGATAACAAAATTTATATGAAACCATTACCTATTGGAGCACCAACGGGTTCAAATACTGGATATTCATTAGACACTACCGATAGTTTACCACTAACAGGATCTGCAGCAGCAGATGTTATTAAAAGAAACTTCATTATAGCTTTCCAAGATGGTTTTGACGGAACAAATCCGACTACACAAATCAAAAAAGCAGGTGATATTACAAACAATAACACACAGGGATTTGATTGTACTACATTGACTTCATCCGGATCAGTAGCATATCTTAAGCAAATTAACGCACTTTCTAACGCAGATGAATATGATATTCAAATGGTAGTTACTCCAGGTCTAAATTATAAAGACCATACAAAACTCGTAGACGCAGTTCTTGATATGGTAACTGATAGAGGTGACGCATTCTACATTATGGAAGGTGTTGGATATAGTGGAACAATCAACGAAGTAAGAAATCAGGCAGCCGAAATTGATTCTAACTACGCAGGTATGTATTATCCTTGGGTTAAGACTATCGATATTAATACAAACCGTCTAATAGCAATCCCACCTTCTACACTTCTTCCAGCTGTTTACGCAGCTAACGATAGAGTAGCAGCAGAATGGTTCGCACCAGCAGGTTTGAATCGTGGTGGTTTAAGTGGAGCAGTTTCTGTACTAAATAAACTTACTCAAACTGATAGAGATAATCTTTATGAAGATAAAGTAAATCCAATCTGCCAGTTCCCTGGACAAGGTATTGTAGCATTCGGACAAAAAACCCTACAAGATAGACCATCAGCATTGGATAGAATTAATGTTCGTAGATTGTTGTTGACTGTTAGAAAGTATATAGCATCTACATCCAGATACTTAATATTTGAACAAAACACATCTACAACTCGTAATAGATTCTTGAATATTGTTAATCCTTATTTAGAGGGAATCCAACAAAGACAAGGTTTGTACGCATTCAAAGTTGTAATGGATGAATCAAATAACACACCGGATTCAATAGATAGAAACTTCTTGAATGGTTCTATTTATCTTCAACCAACTAAAACGGCTGAATTTATCCAAATTGATTTCAACATTTTACCAACTGGAGCAACTTTTGGTGGATAAAAAATTGAAAGAACAATATTTATAATAAACAATTAAAATAGAAATAAAATGCCAGAAATATTAGAGTTTGACAAGATGTTCTTCAAAAATTGGGAACCAAAGCTCAGCAACAGATTTATAATGGAAATAAATGGTATAGAATCTTACCTCGTTAAGACAGCAGCTAGACCTACATTTACTTCGGAAGTTGTAGAACTTGACCACATCAATTTGAAAAGAAAAATTAAGGGTAAATCAACTTGGGATGATATTAATATCACCCTCTATGACCCGATTGTTCCATCAGGAGCACAAATGGTAATGGATTGGGTTCGCCAATCACATGAATCATTAACAGGTCGTGATGGATATTCAGCGTTTTACAAAAAAGATGTAAACTTCTTTACTCTTGGACCGGTTGGTGATAAAGTTGAGCAGTGGACATTGAAAGGAGCATTTATCAATTCTGCAAACTTTGGTGATATGGATTGGAGTGGTAATGACCCGATGTCAATAGAAGTAACGCTTTCATACGATTACGCAATTCTTGAATACTAATAATATTCAAAACATAATAGAAAAAGGAGTACACATAAAGCGTACTCCTTTTTATTTTTTTTGAAAACTCTATATATATAATTAAACACAAAGTTATAAAACAAATTTAAAGTTACATTATGGAACAAAATTCGGTAGAGCCTAGAAAAGTAGCTCGAACACTTCAACCAAATGTTGAAATTCCACAAACAACATCTTACGATTTTCCAACGGAAGTTATAAGTCTTCCTTCAAAAGGTCTTTGCTATCCAGAAACCAATCCACTTTCAAAGGGAGAGGTTACTATTAAATTAATGACCGCCAAAGAAGAGGATATACTTACTTCTAGTAATCTTATTAAAAAAGGACTCGTATTAGATAAATTATTGGAATCTCTTATTGTTGAAAAAGGAGTGAATCCAAAAGATTTATTGATAGGTGATAAGAACGCTATACTTGTTACGTCAAGAATATTAGCATTTGGACACGAATATAACGTAAGAATTACAGATCCTGTAACGGAAGAAGAAGTTGAACTTGAAATAGATTTAACCAAAATCAAAATAAAAGATATTGATGAATCTCTTTTGAATAGAAATAATGAGTATGATTTTATATTACCTATTTCAAAAACACCTATTAAGTTTAAATTCTTAACACATGGGGATGAAATGGCAATTAATAGAGATATAGAATCTAGCGAAAAAATACTTAAACAAGCAAATGAAAACACAGCTAGATATAGAAGAATAATTACAGAAGTTGAAGGTAATCGTGATATCGGATATATTAGTAATTTTATATCAAATAAGTTTTTAGCAGGCGATTCAAAAGCATTACGAAAATATATGACGTCGGTAGTTCCAGATTTAGATTTTAGATTTGATTATGAATTACCAAGCGGAGAGACGGAGGCTCTTCGTATACCAATAGGTACTGACTTTTTTTATCCTACCGACTAACTACTCCATAAATCTTCATAAAAAAATCTTCCAAATGATATATTATTCTAATGGAGGGTTTACTTGGAACGACTTATATTATATGCCAACGCATTTTAGAGAGTTCTATTGGAGAGAGTTATTAAAATCAAAAGATGAAGAAAAAGAAGCTATGGATAAAGCTATGAATAAATCGGGATCATCAAAAATTAGAAGAAGGTAGTAGAAATTACTACCTTTTATATTTATAGTAGTAATCTAATAAATTATTTTAATGGCTAAATCTAAAAAACCAAATAAGACTGAAAATCAACTTCCAGAAGAGGAGATGGAAAAGTTAGATAAGGTTCAAAACTCTATTCAACAAGAACTTGACAAATTAAAAACTCTTAAAAAAGAGTGGGATGAACTTGTTAAGCGAAAAGAACAAGGATTAGAAGTCGATGAAAAGAGATTAGAATTATTAGAACAAGAAAATAAGAGTTTAGATACAGTAGATAAAAAAATCAAAAAACTTTCAGGAGATTGGAATAGAATAGAGAAAAAGATGGAAACATCTAAAGAATCTATGATGGATGGGTTTGAAAGTATTTTTGGAAAAGGATTTGGTACGATAGCTAAAGCATTTAAAGCCGGACCTAAAAAAATGAATGAACAGGGTGATATTACTACACCTGTATCTGATTTAAAAAATGCATTTTCTACTTTTACAAAAGAAATGGGAAGTATTTTTAATAAAACTTCTCAAAGTATGGAAAAATCAGCCGAAAAGGCTGCACAAGCACAAAAAGCCACAACTGATATTCCGGCGGCTAAACCAACTACGAAAACAACCCCATCATCTGAAACTAAAATAAAATCACCAAGAATAACAAGACGTGGTGGTAGAGCATCTAGAAGAGGTGGTACAAGTGGTATAAATAATCGTACCGCTGCGACGGGTGGAGTTATACCACCGCCAACAGAGCAATCCGCTAATCAATCAACAAATTCAACCGGAGGTAATTCTGGAGGACGTAGACGTTCTGGAGGACGGAGAAATACTCAATCAGCCGGCGGTAATACTATACAACCGGCCTCACCTGCAAGTCCAACGCCTACTCCGCCGGCACCTCCTGCACCACCCGTACCGCCAACTAGAACGCCAACAATACCATCTCCTGGAGGTGGAGCAGGTGGTGTAGGAGGATTTGGTAAGGCTATGGGTAATATGAAAAATGTTGCAAGTGGTGCAATAAAAGGGTTGGGTGGTGCCGGTAAAGCCTTAGCTTCACTTGGTTCAAAAGCTATACCTGTTGTAGGGCAGGTAATGGCTGTGGTAGATGCGGTTAAAGCTGTAGGTGCCAAATTCAAAGATGGCACAGCTGCTACGTGGGCATTTGCATTGGGATTAGATGGACTTGGTGCAAAACTCGGTAGATTGACCGATGAATATAGGGATAGTGTTATTGAGCAAAAAATAGTAGAACCTGTAAGACAAGCACAACAAGATGAGCAGGCATTATTAGGATTTCAACAAAGTAAAAGGGCTGATGTTTTACAATATAACCAAAACATAGAGAAAGAAAATCTTCAAATTAAGCAAGGATATGCTAAAGAAGATGTACAATTTAAACAAGGTTTAACAAAAGATAGAATCAGTCTTGAAAGACAAAAAGAAGATGATGCTGTAAACTTTGGATTCAGTTTGGTTGAAGACCGTATGGGTCTTGAAAAGAGTATGCAAGAGGATATGATCAACTATGAGTATAGCCTCAAAGAAGATAAGATGAATCTTGCACACCAAGAAGCTATGAAGGATATGCAAGCCGAATTTAATGCTAGAAAGGCATTTTTTATGGCTGGTATGCGTGACCAACAAACTCTTATGGGTGTTAGTGCTAGGGCTTTAGAGGCAGCAGGAAGTTCTGCTCAAGAAGTTATCCAAACTGCATCGGGATTAGCAACATCAATGGGTCTTGGACTTAATCAGGGTATTAAACTAGGTACTACTGTATCATTAATATCGAAACGATTGGGAATTGGTGCTGAAGAAGTTGGTAAAATAGGCGAAGCATTCCGACTAATAGGTGGATTAAGCGCAGAGCAGGCTTTAAATTTACAAACATCTACTGCAGCAATGGCTAAGGCAAATGGGTTGAATCCACAAGCCGTTATGAAAGAAATGGCAGCCGCAACAGAAGATGCATATTCATATAATATAAAGAGTGCGGAAGCTTTGGCTGAGCAAGTAACTGCTGTAACTGCTATTGGTGCAAGCTTTTCTAAAATTGCTAAAGCTGGTAAAAATATGGTGATGAACTATAAAGATAGTATCAAAGCCGAAATGCAGCTTAGTACATTGTTAGGTGAACAAGTGGATTTATCAGAAGCTAGAGCAGCATTTGCTTCAGGCGATGTGGCAGGTGGTACTGCTGCATTACAAGCCCAGCTGGGTGATATGGATATAGCATCTATGGACATGTTCCAAAAAGAAGCTTTATCACAGGCATTGGGTGGAATGGATTTGGCGGAGATAATGAAAGTTGGTGAAGGTGGTAAAGAAGATGGAAAAGGATTTGGTCCTGAAAAAAATATGGCAGATGCAACTGCTAAATTTAGTGGAGCCGTATCTCAATTTAAAACCGATGCAGTTGCTATTGGACAAAGTATAGCAAACGGCGCTTTGGCTATGGATAAATCTCAAGCCGTAGCAGAGCAGGCGGCAGAACAAGCGTTTAGATTGAAGATGCTTGAACATGAACAGCAAAAGAGAGCTGATATGCTTGTGTTTGAACAACAATGGAAAATGAAGGAAATGTTGTTTGAGCAGCAAAAGAGAGAATACCAGATGAGTATTGACCAAAATCGTCGCTATCAAGATATGATTATGGAAAGAGATTTCCAATTAGAAACTTTGGAACTTGAAAGGGCCCAAAGACTTGATATAATGACGATGGAGCAAAAGCATAGGCTTGAAAATATAATGGCAGAGGCTCAAAACAGAAGAGAGCAATCGGATTTGAATCAGAAGCAAAAAACCGAAATGCAAGAGACTCAAATTAAAGCTAAAGCTTATGGATCTTGGTTTAATAGAAATAATCCGTTTAGTGATTATAATTTAGATTATCAATCCACTACACAAACCGCCGGTTTGAGTACATTTGCCGGTATGGGTGGGGAACAAGCATTACAACAGGCTGGCTTTAATCTTAATATGGGTGGAACAAAGGATGTAAAACAACAAGATAAGGAATATTGGGATAAAGCAGGTGGATTTGCTAAATTTCAAAATGTTTTTAGTAAAGCAACTGGTGGAAATATTGTTAAAGATATGTTCGGAGCTGGACAAGCTGGGCAATTTAAAGATTATAATGAAAACCTGGCATACCAAAAAGATATAGGAAAGGGCGGCCAATTCATTAATACAATGCCAGGTACGGCAGCAGGTTCATACCAAATGCCTACTACGGCAGCAATGCCAACAATGGCCTCAATACCGTATCAAATGCCAACTGCTGGAGTAATGCCAACAATGGCCTCAATGCCGTATCAAATGCCGGCCGGAACTATGGCAGGAAGTACGCCAAATATGACTGCAAATGTACCGACAGGATTACCATATGCAGGTTCTATGATGGATTCTATGAATTTTGGTATAGGTGCTTGGAATAATATAAAAGGACAACAATTTGATATACCAAATTTAGTTGGTGGTAAAATGCCAAAACCTGCCACCGGCGGAATAAAATTACCGGAACTACAACCATATGGAATGCCGCAACAATCTACACCTATGGGAATGACGACTCCGGCGACGACTCCTACAGCCACACGGCCAGTCACAGAATCAGCTGGATTTATAAGCTCGCTTTGGAGTAGTATAGTTGGTAGTACTAAAAAAGAAGTAGCACCGGCCGGGCAAAGTAGTAGTAGTACTTCGCCTTTCCAAGAAAAATTGTTTCAAAAGTTGGTTTATATGAGTGGCAACTTGGAAAAGATTTTAACGAGAACGGATAAAACAGCGGCATATATGTATGTTGTTAGTACAGATATTAAAAGTTCATTGAAAAAGCAAGATGTATTAAATACAAATACCAGTGAAATGGTAAGGCTTAATAAAAATATACAAAATCTTATAGATGCCATGCTGACAAATAACCAAAACGAAGGAAGTATTACATTATCCATAGATGGTAAGCAAGTTAGTAGAGTTATTAAAAGAAGAGCGGATAACGAAAGGGCTACATCATCGGAAACCGATGATAACCCATAATAAACATTTTCTACGATAAGATATTTATAATAAATAAAGCATAGATGGCTAAAACAATAATGGACCTTTTTAAGGAAAAAAAGAAAGAAGTATATACTTCTCCTGGTCCCTTGGGTGGTATTTCCGGTGTGGTACTTATAGAAAGTAGAGGTATCGTAAACCCACCACGTCAGGCAGCCCTACTTTTATCATCGCCGAATGCCGTAGCTGATTTGATAGGTAGTGCAGGGGGTGCATTGTTGGGTGGCAATGCAAATCGTCCATCGGATAATATATTCAAAGATGATAAATGGTATCAAAAACCAATATCAGTAGTTCCTACTGTTGCTCAATTAAGAAACGCAGTAGAGCCAAACCAATCTTACTTTGTAAAAACAGAACCGTCTCCTGGAGCAAATATAGCTAATTTTATAAAAAACGCAGTTAAAAGCCCTGCCGCGGCCCAATCAGCCGGATTACAGTTAGTAAATCAGCTTGGTGGTAAAAATGCAAAGCAAAACTTTATCAAATATTTAAATAAAATAAAAGGAGCTGAAAAAATAAATTCACCTGGTATGACATATGGACCTAAATACTCAAAAGGTCCTGATGGAAAACCTAGAAAAGAAAGTAGAACTTATAGTAAAGATATTAGACCTGTTTATGTTGAAGATGTTGATGATTATGGTGAACCGGTTTGGACCCTTAAAGCTTTAGAAAGAAACAAGCAATATTTTGGATTTGATTATATAAATAAAAAAATATTAGGAGCGGCAAATAAAAAAACCGATAAGGAGTATGAAGATGAATTGGCACAAATTGATACAGATAATGGCAATGTACAGGCTACATATGTCAAGTTTAGCATATATGGAAAATCGGCTGCAAAAAATATAATATTACCTGGAACCATAAGTGGAATATCGGAAGATTTTGCTCCAGAATGGAACTCATTCAAATATGTAGGATCTCCATTTAATCTTTACAGATATGGTGGAGTTGAAAGAACTTTGAAGTTTGACCTTAAAATGTATTATGTTGATCCCGTTACAAAGGAATCAATGATAAATAATTTAAATAAGTTAAGAGGTTTAGTTTTTCCGGATGAAGATGTAAGTGTAGTTCGATATGGTGGTCCCGATAAAGCAGTATCTCAATTATTTTTTACACCAAATTTAGTATATTTGACAATAAATGGTTTATATGAAAATATATTAGGCGTAGTAGATACATTGGGATTTTCAATAGATGATAATACGTCTTGGGCAACAACTACTCCTGATTATTTTAATGGTACTAATGAAAAACCATATCCAACTGTAATAAATGTTTCAATAGGGATGAAAATAATAGAACATCCTGCTATTAAAGATAATAAATTTGTATATGGTACATCCAAAGAAGGAGCTAATCAATATGTAAATTATTTTACTGATAACACACTTCCAGCTAAAATTTAAATAAAATGTCAAACAGGTATCAATATACAAGAGTAATAAAAGAACCAGATACTAATAGGAGTTATTATGAGTCTACAATATATCCTAATGTAAAACCAGCCGATACTGATTTTTATATTATATCCGAAGCAGGAGACCGAATTGACCTTTTAGCAAAAAAATATTACAATGATACTACTAAATGGTGGATAATAGCAGTAGCTAATAATTTAAATGATGGTAACTTTTTTGTAGAAGAAGGGCGTCAGTTAAGAATACCAACCGATTTAAGTAGAATAACATACGATTTAGAAAGATTAAACAAATAAAGTTATTATGGGATTTTTTCCTTTTATGGCTCCATTTTCACCTTGGATTAAACAAGTGATGGAAGATAGAGAAGCCAATACACAATTATCAATTTTACAAAAAAATCCATTTGTAGTACTTACGTCTGCGGCGCTAGTTGTAGAGGGTAGTCCTGATATTTATGACTCTAATGGAGAAACAAGAAAAAATGCAATCAAAGAAATTATTGGTAATATACCAAGCAATGCTTATAAAGGATGTATAGTAGCAAGTAATATAAATAATTTAGGATTATCATATTCTATTGGAGAAACTCCGGTTGGAATAGATTTTGATGGTAAAGTTGTAACGGCAAAAAACGAAACCGGCCGTCGTGTTTCAACACCTATAATTGAAAGTGTAGATATAGATACGGATGGAGCTAATAATACTTTAAAAGTGGCTAAAGTATCGGTTAGATGTTTTACATTAAAACAGCTTGAAATGTTTGAATTATTTTTTATGAAGCCTGGAATGTTTCTTCTTTTAGAATACGGAGATGCTACATTAAAGTATAAAAACTTTTCAAATATAATTAAACCCAACGAACCTGTAACAAACAAATCCGTAGAATATAAAGCCTATCAAGATGGAACAATACAACCACTTGAACCATTTACCAATGTACAAGATGCGTTAGTACAAAAACAAAACTATTCACAATTTTGTAAGGAAGACTTTTTTAAGTATTTTAGATCCGATAGGACTGGGCAAATTGATTATATAAAAAGAGTTGAAAAATCACTTGGCACATACGATTTAGTGGCTGGAAAAGTAACCGATTATAACTTTACAATAGATAAAGATGGAACGTATCAATGTAGTATCGACATATCGCAAGGAAATCAATTAACAATGGCAACGGCACATAGTACTCCATCTAAAAAAAGTGGTACTTCGGTACAACCAAAAAGTTTAGAATTTTCACCATACGATCAAATCATAGAATTACTGGCAGCAGACTTAAATATAGATAAGGATGCACTTACTACATTATTAAAAGATCCAGAACTTAAGCCAGACTCAACATGGGATTGGTCTTTAGATTTATTTAATTTTGTTAAAGTAAATAAAGAGCAACAAGACACAACAGCTTCAGGAGATGCGTATGTATCTTTACGGTTTATATTAAGAATACTAATGAACTATATATTGGCTGAACCAAATTGTGATAAACGAACTTTTATATTAGAAGTTCCAAAATATAGAAAAAAAGGTACGAAAGAGGAAATTGAAATCATACCAGTTCAATCACATAAAGCAATGATATCATCAAATGTCGAGGTAATTTATCCTAGATCCAATATGCCTTTAATTAAAGCGCCTACAAAAAGTAAAAAAGGCGATAAAGAGAAAAAAACGGATGAAGTAAATCAAGAAGAATTTGTACTAAATCCACCAGATAAAGAAAAAAAAGATGGTAGAATAGGAAAAAAATTAGATTTTCATCATGATACTGATTTAGAAAAGGACTTAGATAAAATAATACAAATTATTGATAAAGATCAAGGAGGTGATTTAGTATTGGGAAATGCTCTTAATATTTTTATAAAATATGATATTGTAGTTAAAAATTGGAGGTCTACATACACTAGAATGGATTTTTTAGAAAAAATTTTGGGTATAGTTAATAAAAATAGTTATGGTCTTTTTAATTTGGTGTTTGGTGTAGAAGCGGAGAGAGGTCCATCTACTGTATTTGATTACCGTTTTGCTCCACAAAATATTAAAGAGCAAAGTGAAGCCGAAAGTTATAGATTTAAACCAACAACTATAAATTCAATAGTTAAAGATTTTTCATTTAATTTTGAAATGACAAATTTGGTAGCTGGAAGGACTGTTTTTAATTCTGGAAAATTTTTGGCATTGGCTAAATCGGAAGCAGCTGCGGCGGCCGCAAGTGGTTCACAACCCGCCAATAATACATCTAATACAAACGATCCAAAAGAAATAACAAATATAACGCCATTGGAATTACCACCACAGGCGTATAAGCAAGTTGATAATTCAACATTTGGTAATGCGGATGGGTGGTATTCTATAAACAATGTTGAATTGGAAAGAATAATGGATAATTTTGCAAAAGCGAAAGAAGCGGAGAAAAAAAAATCTACTGTTTCAACCGAAGAAAACAAAAAACCAGAAACAACAAAACCCGCTGAGCAATTATCGGATGTAGTTAAATCTAAATCGGTAAAGTTTTTAATTGATGAAGATAGTGCAAAAGGAAGAACAGTTGTCTTAATCTATAAAGACCCGAATTTTATTAGAAATCAGATGCTTCCAAAGAAGGAAAAAGATTTGAATAAGCCAACGGTTTCACCAATTACGGTTTCAATTACTTTGGATGGATTTAGTGGATTCAGGTGTGGCCAATATTTTAATGTGGATGGTATACCTGAAATATATAATAAAATAGGTGTATTTCAAATAACAAATACAAAACATAATATTTCAAAAGATGGTTGGCAGACGACAATAGAAGCCGACCATAGAATCATAACAAAAACGAAAAAAGCATAATGTATAAAAATTTATTAAGCTCGCCCGATTTGTTTGTGATAAAATATCCTAAAACAATAGTACCGATACCATCCGAATCGGATTATCAATTGGGATTTATAAGAAGATATTTTATAAGAAAAGCAAATGAGCCGGAAGGACACATATTTGAGGTGGAATCCTCCGTATATGTAGAATACACAAAAAATCCATTTTGGATGGGTGATAGTATAAAATGGCGTATAGCAGGCCCATTGAATGTCATTTTTAATAGTAAAGGAGAATTGGAAGATAAAGGAGTGATTGATGCAAATAAAGCAAGTATATCTGCCGCATCAACAATCTTAAAAAATATAAAGCTATACTTACCCAACCTATTACAATTTTATAAAGGATAAATTTTGTAAATCGGAATATTTTTCTTATATTGAGTTCGTATGAATTTAATTGAAAAGAATAAACAACTAACCGATTTCATAAAGGGTGGACCAGTTCTTACTCTATTAGTACCCGTATGGTCTTCACCGAAGGCACATGAGTGGGGAAATCGTATATCATTCATATATTATCGTACCGCAGATTCTGACGGTATAATTAACTTCAATCACATAGATGCGGCAAAGATAGATAAAATTCCTGATTTTACAACTATTACAAATGCCGACACATTGGTGTACGGAATCCGATACTTACAGGCGGTAAATGGACTAGATTTAGAGTGGGTTTGGTTTGAAACGAATAAGACACCTTTTATCTTCGCAGAGTTCGTAGAATCGGTTTATAGAGGGTATAGAAGTGATTTTAATCAACTGAATGATTGTGTACCACTA